CTAATAGTTTTTTGTATGTCGAGCTACCAAGACCTTTCTATATATCATCATGGGATAAATGTCAAACATTTTCTTTCACCTGCAATTTGGAATTTCATGCCGTGCCCAGCAGCAGCCTCCTGACGCCAGTCTTTCAAAAAGACACAGAAACCCTCACTTTTCGGTAACGGGAAGTGGGAACTTCGCTGCTGGCGTCCGGATCCAGAGTCCTGTGGCTTCAAAAACATCAATAAAGATGAGCTTTTCTTCAACGGGAGTTGGGAGATCCTGCATCACCAGCCAGGTAACGCTGCTGCTGAAGGATGGCCAGCAAGATTTCTTTATGAGCGTTGGGAAATGGGAAATGGCAAACGGGCAATGGCACATCGGCCAGTAACGATGGACCATCGTAAAGTTTGAGGGCTCTCTCCGAGAGGGCCTTTTGCAGCACAAATACTAATCCACCTGCTTTGTATCTATTTAAAATCCAAGCTTTTTGATATTTAGTTACACGAAGTTGCTTACCAAAACTTACCTTGAGCTCAAGCCAAAACTCTATACCATTTACACAGCAATTAACGTCTGGAATTCCTAGTCCTACGCTTGTTTCTATTCTTTGAAAATGTACGTTTGGCCACGCTTTTTTTAATTCCTGATAAAACTTTGACTCCTGCTTTTTCATTCAAATTTATATTCTTTTGTAGGTAAGGTAAGAACCACTTATTGTCTCTAATGACTTGAGACAATTGATTAGCAATTGCATTGACTGTAAGCTCTTCATTTTTAGTTGATGATAGACAATTACCATCGGAATTCAAGCCAGAATTATCAACGACAGCATGCACGAGCTCATGTAAAAATGAATTTGCTAAAGATCTTTCTGATTGATTTTTATCGAGTAATATCTTTTGAGAGACAGGATCGTATTCTCCAAACACATGTTGATTCTTATCTGGTATCTCATTCACTAAATCTATTTTTATATCAGTGTACCCAACTTTAATCTTTCTTTTCAACATTTACAGTAACCTTCCCTACGTTGGTTGTAAGATGAGCATTGTGCTTTTCATGAAAAAGCTTCCAAAACTCAGCCTCAGTTGTCCAACTCTTCTTCGGTTTCTGTCGCTTCAAGCTGGATTGTTTTGGCGTTTGGGATTTCATCTTTTAGTTCATTGATTGTTTTAATTAATTCATCTTTTGACATTGCAGACAAATCCTGCACTTTGATTTCTTTTTTATCTACATACAATCCAACTGATTGTCCCAAACGAAATTCTGAATTTATAGCTGCAGCTAACTGACCTTTGTCCTCAGCCACTAAAGATAAATGATCTAGTCTTCTAAGATGTCTCAAATGATCTTTGTATTGTTTTGATGCAGAATCACGAAGTCTTTCAATATAAGCCACAACGTGAGGATGCTTATCTGGGTTAGTTAATAGACTACCAACTTTCTCACAAGTTTTTTCTGAGTAACCTGCGTGTAAAGCCGCCTCCTTTTTAGTTCCCTGTGGGTAATGAGATACAAAGTATTCGGCAAACACTCGCTGCTTTGGGGTAAGCAGTTCAGCTCCTTTCATACGTTTTTTTAATGCTACAGCGTTAGTCATAATTTTTAAAATCTATATAGGTATATAAAACCTAAAAATAATATCTAGCACAAAAAAGGTCGCCAGACCAGTAGAACAGAAGATAGTAGACTGAAATTCAGTGTACTTTCAGTGTACTAGACTGACAAAATAAGTGTTGGTATATAAGGAAAATAGTTACTTTTCCTGTTTTCAGTGTACTATTATGTATTTTTGTGTTATACATAGTAATTACTTTGGAGATACTATATGGGACCTTGAAAATAGAAGATCTGGCCCCGGGTTAATCATCTTCGGGGCCATGATCCATCGTCCGAAGACCTTGAAGGTTCTGCATATACTCCCTTATCCTTGAATGGTCAACCCTGTTGGCTGCTATCGTTTGACACTGATTTAGGAATTCCTCAAAACCCATGTCTAATTTCATACTATTTGTAAGATTTGTACAAAAAACCACGTTACCTGGTATATAACCCAACGAAGAATCAAACCTGTCTATAGATGCATTAGTGCCTATTTTACCTTCACCACGTTGATGAGTCATTTCAATACCTGAGTATGGACAAATAGCTCCAAACTTTTTAAACTGTTGCTCCCAAATTTTAAAAAAAGACTCATGATCTAAGTTGATAAATTTATTTCTTTTACCTCTTTTACAATCAGATATCTTATTTTTTATTAACATTTTAATAAAAGCATGAATTGAAGAGCTGTACCTGGTGTTATCACGGTCAATTGCACATGAAGCACATTCTGCGCTTAATCTAACATTTAATACTTTCCAATGAAAATCATTTATAGTTTTAGTAATCCCACACATTGAACATATCTTTGTAAAAAATTTTGAAGCTTTAAGCTTTTTAGAATCCAAGTCCTCTTTTTTCATTATAGCCCCTACGCCACTTGATGTAGCTTATTTGATCTTTTGTAAAATAGATTTGTTCATTATCTACCATCCGTAGATAAGCGTCCTGTATATAAGAACTATCGTAACCAGCAAGGCTACACACAATGTCAAAATCAATTTGTCGGCTAGTGAACCATAGATGAGCTTTATATTTAAAAACAACGAGTGGACGCTCGATTCCAGGATAGATAACATCTTCGAAAGCACGCTGCAGAACCGCTCTCCAAAGCTTTTGTTCTGCTGGTTGTTTTTCATTTTCAAATTCAGTTCTTAGCTCCAACATATTGGTTTAGGCGAGGACGCAGCTTAGTAAAATGGTAGCTCTACTACGATGACTAAAGAGAGAAAGTCACTGCGCCCTCACCTAACTCATTTTACGACACGTAAACCTCGCATCGCTAAACGGTCTTTTTCGGTTTTTTTATAGATCTGATCCATATGGTTCCTGAAGGCCAGGCCACTGTCATCAAACCCAAAATCAACACCAGCAAATAGACCATACATAACTGATTTAATTTTCTTAAATTCAGTCTGCGTAGTTCTTGATGCAATAGTTTTAATTGCATTGTCTAAGTCTTGTGCTGCCACAAATACCTCTTGGTTAATTAACTTTTATCGGAAAATCTAAAATCTAAAGTGCGTTTTTTGAGTTGTCGATACAACTAGGACAATTAATAAAGTTATTTGGATCCGAATGCAAGTCTTTTTTCGACCCATCGATACCTTCTTTGAGAACGTAGTGGTTCCCCTTACATTTAGGGCAAACAGGTTTATCTATTTGGAATGAACCACTACCTGTGAATACTTCAATTTTTGTTCCCATTCTTCTCCTTAATAATCTTGTTTCTGTAAGCTTCAGGCGTCATTTTCTTCAGTTTTGCACGTCTTTCTATCTCTTTTTCTATCAAAAGAGCCATGTATTGTGCAGGACCTCTATGCTCCTTACCACATAAAGCTGTCAATGTTTCGTGGTCTTCCTTTCTTACTGCAACGGACTTATGTTTTTGTATGTTCATCTTTATCCTTTTTCATTGTTTCATTTCCCCGTGCATCCTTAAATAGTGTATAAGAATTTTTGCCATCAAAATAATAACCATTTATCGTTTTTTTTGGTTTTGATTTTTTTGTAGTCACTTCTGCTAAAAGAATCGGTCCCACTGGTTTACCAGTTTTCTTGTCAAGTGATCGTAATGGTAAATAAGTTTTTTTCATTAGTTTAAATTCCTTTTAATATCTGCAATCGCATTTTCAACTGTATATCCATGTCTTTTTTCTATTTCTTTCATTAAATTTTCTAGTCTCTTACTGCACTCACTTTGGGATCTTGGTGGAGAATCTTTTATTAAATGTTCTTCAACTATCTCCTCAATATCAGGAAACTGACAAATAACATTTTTTATCCACTTCAATACTGGGTGGTTTTTTGCATCTAATTTGTTCATGACAGTCCTATGATCATCATAATCAGTAATGCCGATATCATCCTCGGAAAAGAAGACCACAGCAAGAAAAATAAGACGATTAATATTAAGAAAAGTTTCATTTGTCATTTCTCGAGTTTATCATCTTTTTAGCCATACCGATATCTATTAAATTGTAACCCGTATCCCCCAGCTGCAAAGTCAGATCAGCCATCAATTCTGTAGCATTTTTAAATTCACTATGATTTTCTGTAGCATCTTTTGGAACAACTTCCATGATTGTACTACACTTATCTGATAGTTCTTTCATTGAATACACCAACATTAGTTTGTACTCCAAAATCTCATTTTTTGTTTTACTGTATTTAACAACGTAGTAAATAATCTCTCTACATAAGTTCTGTCATCATGCGTTACTGATAACAATTCATTCTGATTATGAAACAGCTTGATCACTTTTGTGTTTTTGTTTAACTCAACTGTAAACATGTCAGTATCAAGCAAGTCAGTCTTTACCTGGGATCCATGATCCGTTGTCATTGCTTGATCATAACTCACTCCTGGAGATGTTGTTATTGTCTTCTCTTGAGTTTTGAATGACCCTAAATTTTGAACTACCACTTTTTTCATATCCCATGTATATATTAATGTCACAGCCATTGTCAATATATTTTTTTACCTATAATGTTGAATCATGAAAGTTTATTACATAGTCGTGCACATGTGTTTCTCAGCAATTAGTACCCCCGTATATGATTGTACCTCATTTTACTGGCCCCAAGAATTATCTTTAAAAAATTGTGTAAAAATGTTACCTGTAAAAGCTGAAGAAATTAATGAAAATTTTGAAAAACAGGGCTTAAAAATACTAAAAATGCAAATAAACTGCGTAAAATCTAACTCAATTGCTAGTTGACGTGAGTCCCACGATACCTTATATTATTACATGAAATCTTATCGAATACAAATCAGACATAAAGGTATGTATTATGATGAGTTAATTAGTGGAAAAGATGAGGAAGATGCACTTAAAAACTTCTTTCTCGAAGGTTTAAAAGGTAAAATACAACCTAAAGACCAAGATCCAATTTATAGAACGGATCGTCTTTTCTGCACAATTGAGGAGGCTACAAATGGCTTTGGAGCAATTGATAACAAAGAAGCTAGAGTTGGAGTCGAAATGGGCGTCGCAGGCGTTGCAGCAGAAACGAGTAACACCTGAAATGCAATGGTTAGATATTGAGATTAAAGATATTAAAATTAAACTCAATAACCAAAGTGTAAAAGATGCTCAAGCTGAGCTACAAACTCAAGCAAATGATATAACAACATAGTTATATCTTAGAATAATTCTAAAAAATCATTAAATTGGTAGGGCTCTTATGCGCTTTAAACAGCTGAACCCCAATCTTTGTTGATTGCAACATCAACTTTTGAGGGAACTTTGAGTTCTGGTATACAATTTTCCATTATTTCACGAATTTTTTCAGAATCTTTCGCTGGTCTTACATTGAAACAAAGTTCATCATGGATTTGTATGATGGGTAAAAACCCCTCTTTAAAGCAGTCTATCATGGCCTGTTTTACCTGATCTGCAGCTGACCCTTGTATGAGCCTATTTAAAGCTTTATACGTCCCTGCGCGCTTTATATTGCCTCTACCGTACTTTTGCACAGCTTCTTCTTCAGAAACTGCTTTATAGAGACCAAAAGAGTTTGGTTCCCATTTATCAAACCTGCACTTCCTGCCTTTTATGGTTCTAATAGCACCATTCTTATCAGCAGAATCCATACATCGATTTGCTAACTGTCTGACAAAAGGGACTCTTTTATTATACTCTTGTAATAGTAATTTGGCTTCGTCCGTTTGAATTCCCAATTCATTGGAAAGTTTCCTTGCGCCCATCCCGTAAAATATGCCCAAGTTAATTGTTTTTGCTTGGGATCTCGGGATTCCCGCCATGTCGGCGACTGTTTGGTGGAAGTCTGCGTTTTCTTTTTCATATGCCTCTATTAGTTTATCTGAACCAGGAAACCCAATTGAAGATGCATAGTGCACTACAAGTCTTGGTTCTTGTTGACTATAATCAAACGATCCCCATTGTAGACCAGATTCTGGTTTAAATAAAGACCGTATTCGAGTGCCTAATTCCTTGTTTCTAGCAGGCACTTGTTGTAAATTTGGGTTTGCGTAACTTAATCTACCTGATACGGTTCCCCCGCCATCACCTCTTAGTTGATGAATCTCTGAATGTATTCTACCTTTGTGTTGAAATTTTAAAATAGAATCAATAAACGTAGCATGAAATTTATGAACTTCTCTAGCTTCTCTTATTAATTTTGCAATTGGTGCTTCACAGTTTAATAACCAATTAGCCGTAAAAGATGGTTCTTTAGTTTTTTCTGTTAATGGATACTTTATACCTAACTTATCAAAAGCTTTTGCAATAGATCTAGCTGCAAAGATATCAACTGGTAGTCCAGATTCTTTTGTTATCTTATCTAATATTTTTGTTTCTTTTTTAACAAATTCATCTTTCAACTTTTCTGCTTCATTAAGATTAACTCTTACACCGGTTGCTCTCATATTAAGTAGTACAGGAAATAATTCTGTTTCAAGTTCAAAAACTGATTGTATCTCTTGTCTAAAAATTTCTGTTTTTAAATACTGCCACAATTTTAAAGTAAGGACTGCATCCTGTTCAGCGTAAAAACCCACGAATTTAGCGGGTAATTTGTATAATTCTTGTTTAGCGTCTATACCCCATTCGCTTGCTGCCTCTTTCAATTCTTGTTCTGATTTGGTTTCACCTAACCAGTCATAACCTAAAGCGTTCAAACTATATGAAAATCTATTTTCATCTACTAAAGCTGAAGCAACCATCGTATCAATAATTCTTCCAGATATTTTAACACCATGTGCCCTCAACCAGCCTACATCGTACGATGCATTATGAAATATTTTATCTCCAGGACCTGAAACAATCTCTTGAACCCAATCCATTACAATTTTGTAATCCATGTTGGAACCATTCTCATGTGCTATTGGAAAGTAACCTGTGAAGCCATCAGTTGCCACTGCAATTCCAACGATATTACCATCCATGGTTGGCCATCCAGGACCTTTTGTTTTAATATTTGGATCCTTTGTTTCTAAATCAATAGCAATTTCTTTTGCATCTTTAATATTAGGAAAATGCGATGGCGTCTTCCAATCGGATTCTTTGAAAGTAAAATTTATTTGATGACTCATTGAAATGATTTTAATATTTTAAGTTTCTCTTCTGCTTGTGCAATTTTATCAATTTGCTTATCAACCTCCTCAATGTGCTGAGGATGTTCTCCTATACCAACTGAACTTTCCAAATATATTTTAATAGTAGCTTCAGCTGCAGTAATCTCAGCATCATATTTTTTTTCAAGTGCATCTAATATTATTTTTTTGATACTCATATAAATAAACCTAAAATTAAACCTACTATAAAACTACTTAAAATTAAAACAATTTCAGTACGCCAGTATAAACTCCATGCGGATAATTCTTTTTTAAATTTTAATAATTTACTCATGATTAATTAAAAATCTTACGATAGTTGTATGCGGGTTTAGATCGTAGTCTTTTACGCACGAAGTCAGGGTCATAACAATACCAATTATAAATATTATCCGCATCATATTTCATTTTTTCTTTTTTAAATCTTGTAATATTTTTTTCTCTAAATGACAGTAATGGATAATTTTATCGATATCCTGCTCACCACCTTTTTTTAAATAACGCATTGCATACTTTATCACATTTGATTGAAAAGTATTCAAGTTATTTAATCTCATAAATTCATATGGTTGTATATGAAATTTTGTATAATGATTTCCGCCCACCTGAGTATGGTGCGGGAAAGCACTTTCTAATAGTTCTTTATTTGTCATACTCCACACATCCCTTCACATTCTATGTTAAATAAATCAAGTTGATCATCTTCAACTTTAAACTTTACGTCTTTCAAAGGCACGCATGATCTATGAATGAATAGGTTGTCTTTTACCTTATCATTACCTTTTCTTATTTGTTCATCTACCTCACACGCATCTTTGAATTCTTCTGGTCTTTGTGTTTTCATTTCATGCCAAAACTTATCATCATGAAACGGACAGCCAATACAAGCTGATTTAGCTGGTGTCCTATAATCCTTGCCCTTGTACCAATCTAGACAATCTTGTCTTGACATTTTCTTTTCTATTAATGGCCATCTGTTCTTTTGCCACCAATCTCTTGATGGTTTCATTCTCATAATTTCGTCTGTTGAGATTCCAATCCAAGTTTCAATGTGCTTGCCTTTTGGAAACTTAGCATGTTTTTTTAAACCTACCAGTTGTCTGCTTTTCTTTGCTATTGGAGTTATCTTATATTCTCGTGTGCATTGTCTTCTTAGCATCCCTTTTTTGTTTGAGTCAGGATTTTTTGTAAAGAAGGGTGCAGATGCGAATCTATTGCCAGTATCTGACATAGCTTTCATTATATCATCTCTTATTGATGTGCCTTTACCAACTGTATAAACAGGATAAGATAATTTTGATTTCAACCACTCCAAATGATCTATTACTGTTTTTGGTTCCCAACCCGTGTCCGCGAAGATCGCAGCGTCGGGCTTTACACCAAACTCACCTTCCTCAGCCATCAGTGCCATCGTACTTGACTGGACTCCTGCGCCTAACGACAATATTCTAATTAATGGCTCTTGCATGTTTCATCCTTTTTGTTTCACTTAACATTCGTGCAAGCGGAAAATAATATTCACTTGGACTTCGCAGTATATGTATTTGTTTTCTAGCTCTAGTGCTACCTACATACCACACTCTGTACTCTGAGCTTCTTTCTAATCCTATTTTATTTTGTATTGATGCAACCCAGTTGCTTTTTTCA